GTGCCACTAGAATTTCCAATGTTCAATGTGGTAGATGCACCAGCAAAATTAACAGTTGTTGCAGTTGTATTAACTATATAGCATGTTGCATTTGATATAGTTAATGTATTTCCAGATAATGTTAAATTTCCATTTGAATTTATTGCTAGTAATGCTGCTCTAGTTGTATTTGCACTTTTATAAAATGTAATTCCATCATTGTCTCCTACACTAATACGACCTATGCTATTTGCATAATCGAAGATTACGCCATCGGTGAATGAGCCAGCAAATGTTCCTAGTGAAACTACTCCAGTAGATGATGAGACATTTGATGCAGATAATGCAGAAAAAGCACCAGTGCCAGGAGTTGATGTTCCGATGTTAATATTATCAATTGCACCAACCAATCCAGAATTAAGAACAATAGTATCCAATCCAGTTATAATTCCCCCAGCAACAAATGTTGCGGTAGTGGCATTACTATAGCTTACTGATGTCGTTGTACATGCAGTAACTGTCACCGAATTCGCATTGTATCCTGCTGGATTCATACTAGAAACAGTAATTTTTCCACCTACCAAGAATGGTGGGAATGGTTGTGTTGAAAAAGTTAATGTAGCAGTTCCTGCTGTTCCACTTGCACCAGATACGTTAATAACCAGAGGAACTGCATTTAAATGCCCATTGATAACGGTATAATTTACAACATTTAATTTAGATGATACAATACCGCTGGTAGTATCCATTCTAGCAACTAATTTAGTATTATTTGTACTTGCAATTTGACCATTTGGTGTAGCATAGAATGTTAAATATCCACCTTGATTAGTATTAGTTAAATTTTCACCAGCATTAATTTCCATTCTAGCTGGCCCAAATCCTGGCCAACCACCACTAGCATAGCCAACCCCAGCATATCTTACAAGTGGTTCATTTGCTAATACAGGCAATGGTGACACCGCTGTTCCATTATATCTTCTTCCAGCATATAATGCATATGAACCTTGGGCATCGTTATATAAACGACTCGGTGTAGCTATTCCTCCTTGGGGTGGTATACCTGTTATATGTAGCATTACACCTGTATTAACTGGAATTTGATAGACACCATCTAATGAACCAACTATTTCTAATGCACCAGTATTTTGGTCTGCAGATGGAACTAACATTTGTATTTGTCCATCTCCACTAATATGAAAAATCGGACTTACCGCTTCAGCACCTGCTACCGTATCGTCTGTTTTATAAACTGAAAAATTACCAACTATGTTAACAGTTCCAGTACCATTTGATACGATGTTCACATCTTCATTTAAATTAACAGTTGAAAAATTATTTCCTGATGCATAAAAATCACCAAAACTAAAACTTAGACCAGCGCTATCAATAAGTAACGTGCCATCGGATGCAATTTCGATACCAGGACCTGCTTTAATGCCACCCAATTGTGAAGAAGTGGCAGGTTTAAGCTGAAATACATTGTTTATATCTAATTCAAACATTGATCCAACATTCAAACTAAGTGTTGCATCGGCTGAAACAGTAAATCCACCACCTGGTTTTACACTTCCTGCTATTTGCTCGGACGCAAATCCAACAATAACTGTATTTCCACCTGGTGTAATGCCATCACTTAAGCGTAGTTCACCAGTATCTTCATTCCAAAATATAGTTCCACGTTCACCAATATATTCATTTGCTGAAATAGTTGGAATACGTCCTGCTCTAATTTTTCTTATTGACATTATGTTATCCTACAATATCATTATCTTCACTTGCAAATTGAATTGCAATAGGTTTAACACCTGAAAGTTTTTTAATATCATTTAATTCATCATCTTGATTAAATGCGTTATCCATTCCAGCAGATTTTTTAAGAATTTCAAGCTTTGTTTGTAATGGTGGGATAAAATTACCAATATTGGCATCTTTATCACCACTTTCCGCACCGTCATCGACATCATGTTGAAAATCATCTGCTGATTTTTCTGTATTTTCCGGTGCTTCTAAACCACCATCTTTTTGATCTAGCATATCTGCTATGCTATGTAAAATATCACTCATTTTCATTTTTTAATTCCTATATCCAGGGACGGCCTTGAACTAACCCACCAACATTTGGGTTGTCTACTACATTGTTGCCACTATACTTTGTTGGTAAATTGTTTATTGCCAATGTATGTAATGGTCTGTAATAGTTTTTAGTATTGTCTAAACTACCTGTAATAGTTCCATCAACTGCTACAGTTTTGCCTTGACGCTTTGCTTCAGCAATTGCAAGTTTTTGTTCTTGCTTAGCTTGTTTGGTAGATAATGTTGAAATTCCGTTGGCTGCCATAAATTTTTCCTCTATTATCTATTTAGGTAAATATGGAAATGATTAATAAAACTCCTTTCAACAATTTAATACAAAATTTAAAAGATAATGGAAAGTATCGTGTTTTCAATGACATACTGCGAGAACAAGGTAAATTTCCTAATGCAATATGGTATGGCCCATATGCTATTAAGAACATTGTCAATTGGTGTTCAAATGATTATTTGGGCATGGGTCAGTCTAAAGTAGTATTAGATGCAATGAGAACAGCATTAGATATGACTGGTGCTGGGTCTGGTGGTACTAGAAATATATCTGGTACTAGCCATTACCACGTTGCACTTGAACATGAATTGGCATCATTACATAAGAAAGAAAAAGCATTGTTATTTACTTCAGCATATGTGGCAAATGAGTCATCATTGATTTCATTATCTAAGATCATTAACAATATTGAATTTATTAGTGATAGCAAAAATCATAATAGTCTAATTGTTGGTATGAGTTATAGTAGAGCACCAAAACAAATATTCAGACATAATGATTTAGAAGATTTAGAAAGTTGTTTAAAGAAAGCAGTTGAAAATGGGAATACTCCTTGTATAGTGTTTGAAAGTGTATACAGTATGGATGGTGATATTAGCCATATTAAAGAAATTTGTGATTTAGCTGATATGTATAATGCCATAACATATCTTGATGAAGTCCACTCCATAGGCGTAATAGGTCCAACTGGTGCTGGATTATTAGAAGAACTTGGATTACAAGATCGAGTTGATATTGTTAATGGAACATTAGGTAAGGCATATGGAGTTCAGGGTGGATATATTGCTGCTGATGCCATCGTAGTAGATGCAATCAGAAGTATTGCGGCTGGGTTTATATTCTCAACATCACTAAGTCCAGTAATATGTGCTGGTGCATTGGCTGCTGTGAAATATTTAAAAGATCATAATGAAATAAGAGAGAAAATTAAAGAACGTGCGAATAAATTAAGATTTCTTATGAGAGAATACAATATACCAGTGATGGATGGAAAAACCCACATTGTTCCAGTAATAATTGGTGATGCAAAGAAAGCCAAAGAGATAAGTGATATTTTGTTAAATGATTATAACATTTACGTTCAAGCCATAAATTTTCCTACAGTTGAAGTTGGTACTGAACGATTGAGGTTCGCCCCTACTCCGAACCACACCGATGGTATGATTTCCGATCTTGTTGAAACGTTGACTATCGTAATGAAAAGGTATTCGAGATAAATAAAGATGTAGTTCACGGAATTGACGTTCCCAACTACTCTAACGTCTATGGAGGACATCAGCATGTGTATTTATACAGAAATACCACCAACATATCTTTATATTAAAAAACATTCAATAACAGGTCTTAAATATTTTGGTAAAACTACAGAATCTGATCCTTATAAGTATCTAGGGTCCGGCACATATTGGAAGAAACACTATAAAAAACATGGCAAAGAATTTATAGAAACTATATGGGTATCTGATCCGTTCACTGATAAAGAATTACTGATTGAAGACTTAATAAATGCGTTAACTGCAGTATTAAGCCATAGCTTTAGCGGCGATTGTAACTAATTCTACCAATGCTGCTCTAAGTTGAGCATTATTAGCTGATTCTTCTAGTTTTTCTGTGCTAATTAGATCTGCTAAAATTTCTTTTCCTTCTTCAGCACTCAATTGACCAGATGCAACTGCTTCTGAAACTTGGACGGCATAATTAGCTCTATCGATGGCCCATTGTTGACCACTATTAATTATATCACTTAATAAACTCATTTTATTCTCCTTAAAATCTTTTTTGCACTGCGCGGGCAATGATGTCGCTTTGTTGCTCTATAATTTTCTTTTTTAAAGAGCAATACATAGGACTAACCTTACCACGGTCACTACGTTCTTTAAATTCTGCAACTGTCTTGTGTAGTTCTTCAAATAATGCTACTATATCATTTGAACCACGTGATACTGAATAGGTATTAAACCATTCAACTTGTTTATTTAAGTCATTGATTTGGCTTTTTACATTAGCACAATCAAAATACTTTGCTGACATTTCAATATCAATTATAGCTTTTGCTTCATTTCCATCCCATTTGCTTGGAATATACGCACAACCTACTAATGATATCACTGCTACTAACACTAACATTCTTTTCATTTTAATTCTCCTGGAATATCTAATATTTATCAGAGTTACTGACCCAACTCAAATTTCATTTGAGTTGCTTCTTCAACTGCAGCCATTGGTACTTCGTATTTTGGTAAATCTGCTACTGGTAATGGCGCATTTGGCATTAAATATGCTTTAACTGTTCTACTATTCTTTTCAACTATGATCTTATATAATCGAGTTGGAATTCCTAATCCATTCCCAGTTACAAAATGTCCTGGGTCATAAATTCCACCTGATATAATATAAAAATCAGTACCTGGTGTCATAGCCCATTGCCGTTCAATAGTTTCAAGTGATTTCCAAATTCCTCTATTATTATTGGCAACTTGTGGAACCATATTAGACAAATTAAAACTTTCACTCATAACAGCATCATTTTGTGTATTATTCTTAGCTGGGGACATATGTCCTCGATCATACTTGTTACCAACAGTAGCATAATCAGCTAATGTTGCAGAACATTGTGGCGCAACAGATGGATCTGGATGGAAGTTGTCTTTCCTTTTAGCTGGACCTGTCATATCATCCATAGATAGATGTTCGAACACTGCTACTGGTGCTTTGACATCACATCTATGAATCACTGCATAGTTCAAATGACAAATTTCTTGGTCACCTGGATGTGGTTGATATAATGGTGTTCCATTTACAGTTAGTTGTGGACATTGGTCATTGATTACCCCAGCGTGTACTGGTGCAACTACCATTAGTAATAGTAATAAAATATATTTCATAAAAATCCTTTGAGGTTATTGAATATTTATGTTATTTAAACAAACCACCCTATCTTTTTGTGTAATTCTATTCTATTATCATATTCTTTTATACTTCCTGGATATCGCCATCCCCATATCACGACTAGAAACATTGTAATGCCAGCATATAACACTGCTTTTTCATTATGTGTAGTAAACCACATTATTATTAGACTACTAGCCATCATTCCTACCATGAGGTATTTTGCTTTGATTGGAAATACCTTATAATGTGTCCAATTAGTAATAAATGGACCAAATAATTTATGATTATAAATCCAATTATGCATATTAGGACTGCTTTTAGAAAAGCAATATGCAGCACCCACGATAAAAATGCTAAAGGGGACCCCTGGGGTGATTACTCCGATATATGCCAATCCTAGTAAGATAAATCCTGCTATTTTCCAAAGTATATTTTTCATAATTTTAATAATTTTAATAAATAAAGATGTAGTTCACGATGCGTCAACATCTAACTACTTTAATACTTTGAAGGAGTATCAACATGAATATTTATACAAACAACGATCCTATTTTTAGATTTTATGTATACGCATATCTTCGTAAAAAAGATGGAACCCCTTACTATATTGGCAAGGGAACTGGTTATCGAGCTTTCTCAAATGACCATACTGTAAAAGTCCCAACTGATAAAAAACGAATAGTTATTATTGAATCAAATTTAAGTAGTATTGGAGCATTTGCAATTGAACGTAGAGTAATTCGATGGTATGGTAGGAAAAATAATGGAACTGGTATTTTAAGAAATCTAACTGATGGTGGTGAAGGTGCTCATGGATATAAACATACCGAAGAATATAAAATACATATGTCCAAAATATGTACAGGAAGAATAATGCCTAGAGAAGCAGTGGAAAAAACAAGACTTGCTAATACAGGCAGAAAAAATCTAAAATTATCATTAGCTATGAAAGGAAGACCATCAAAAAATAAAGGAAAATTTATGTCGGATATATATAAAGCTACTTGCTCTAATGCACAATCCAAACGGTTTTTAAATTCCGATGAAAGAAATAAATTGGCACTACACGGTAAAATTGGAAACGAAAAAACTAGAGAACAATGTAAAAAATTAATTGTAAAAGATCCAAAAGGAAATATTAATGTTTTTATATCACTACCAGATTTTGCATCAAATATAGGTGCTAAAGCACGAAATATTTATTGTCTTATTAACAAGTATGATGGGGAAATTATACAAAAAGGAAAGTTTGCTGGATATACTTTCTGGCTTAGGACACCAGAAACTGTATCAGATACGTTAAAAAATATAATGTAACCATTCCTTATGTTTAACTTCAAAACCAAATTTCTTACGTTTGTTTACTAATTCAAAATAATCAGGTTTATAAGGAGTATTATATGGGCTCTTCCATGGATAGGAATTTCCCTTTTCCGAATTACATTTTGAACATGACAGTGCACAATTATTCCAACTAGTTCTTCCACCTTTTGATGATGGGATAACGTGATCTATTGTAGCAGTTTTTAAATTAAGTGTAGTTCCGCAGTATTGACATATTCCATCATCTCTTACCAGTAAACTTGCCCGACTAAATTTTACTGTAGTTTTTGGTTTTAAATATTCACGGAGCATTAGAACAGCTGGGACATTAGTTTTCCAATTTGCAGAGCGAATGGTCCAATTGTCGTGCCACAGCACAACATCGGCTTTTTCTAAAACCATATATTTTATTGAATCCTGCCATGATATAGTGCTGAGTGGCATTATACTAACAGGCATTCCTGATGCATTTAGTAATAAACAATCCATAATCTGTAATCTTATATTTTACTTTTAAATTCAATTGATTTTGCAAAATCTTCTGCGGATTTTTCTAACGCATTTTGCCATTGTGTTTTTTGATCTTGGTCAAATACCAAATCAATGTCGCTTGAAGCTGTACACCAACTATTGGTATGATTATACGGTGGAGTTCCCGATATTTCTGAGCGCAGTTGGTC